AGTACACCTTCTTGCCACCAGCCACAGCAGGAGACTGCTTGCGGTTGAAGTAGTCGTTAGGCTTGCCAGAGAAGTTCCACACAGGCGTGAAACCCTGCGTGCAAGTTCCAGGCTTGAAGTCACCAGGTGCATTCATGGGCTTACCACCCATGTAGTTAGTGCTTACACTGCTAACAGTCACCACAGACTTAACCATCGGAATGATTTTCATGGCGAGTCCTTTCCTTAGAGTAAACCAGAAGATACGCGAAAAGCACGAATATCGCTAGAGTGACCACCCGCTCCCACTCCGGCCCCCACATCGTCCAACACCCTAGGGCGAAGGAAGTCAGCAGGGAAAGCAGGGAGAGAAGTCGCTCTGAGAGAACTTTAAGTGCCAGATTTAAGACTTTGATGGCATCCATGATTGCTCCTGGTTAGAAAGGGAATAATCATGGTATCACCTCTACTCCTCATCGTCACTACTTGCAAAGCCGCTTCCCCACTCGTCCATGTCAGCCTTCTGCTTGAGGGCTTCCAGTTTCAGAGCACGGTCTACGACCTTCATCTTTTCGGTGATGGAAGCAGTCGGGTCTGACATCACGGCCTGGAGAAGCTGGTTGATGTGCTTCTCCAGTTCCGGGTTGATGCCACGGTCTTTCTTCCTGCTCACCGCTTGCTCTTCCTAGCAGAGCCGTAGGCAATGGCAGCAGCTTGCTTGACAGCCTTGCGGGTGCTGCTGGGCTTGCTGGTGCCGATCTTGCCGGTGTCCTTGAACTTGCGAACCATCTCGCCGATATTGGTGGAGATGGTCTTTTGGCTGTAGCCTTTCTTCAGCGGCATGATTACCTCCGCATCTTGCGAGCAGGACGGCCTTGGGCCTTCTTGTCCATACGCTCCATCATGCGCTGGGCTTCCTGAGCCTGACGGCTTCCCTCCACCTCGTTCTGACCACCGCGCATAGCCTCTTTGTCAGCTGCACGCTTTTCAGCCATAGAACCTGCTGCATAGTCTTTCATTGCTGCTCTCCAGTCATCGCTTCAACACCGGCAGTGACTCCCCTGCCGACACCGGGAATGGCGTAACCAATGATGGCATTGCGAATCAGACGCTGAGCCATCGTGTTCTTGGTCAGATTGTCAGTAGGCGCAACAAACACGTCCTGCAACTGCTGCACGATTCTGTCTGCCTGCCGACGATCCATCAAATTGTTTCGCACCAGGTTCTCGGTCATGAGCTGCATATCGGCAATAGCGCCTCTCATGCTGCTTTCTGCACGGCGAGTGATGGTCTGCGCCACAGCCTGAGCCAGCTTCTCGCGGCCACCAGGAGCAGCAAGGATGATGGGCGAGATCGCATCCCACTCCGCAGCTTTGGCTCCCAACAGGAAGTCCATGACCCGCTGCTCATCCGTGGTTCCAGCCAGTATCAGGTTGGCCTTCTGCTGCGCTTCTGTACGCAACTGTTTAGCCTGAGCACCTAAAGCCTTGGCTTGCGCCTCTGCTGCGCCGGTGACTGCACCAGCTTCTTTCTCGGCCTGCTTCTCTAGTGCACCACGCTGACGCTCGACAGCCTTGGCAGATGCTCCGAGCTGGGCTTCTGTCTCTGTCATACGACTAGCAGCTGCACCTTTAGCCTCTGTCATGACACGTTTAGCCTCTTTCTTGGCTTCACCCGTAACTTTTCCGAACTCTTTTTCTGCTTCCTCTATGCGAGCGGCTGCAGCCTTGGCAGCATCAGACTCAGCACGACCAGCTAGCGTTTGGGCACGGCCAGGAATCGTGCCCATCTCTGTACGCAGAGCAGCAGACAGCGTGCCACGTTTGGCACCCACACGCTCAGCCACGCCAACCCGCTGAGCTACCTGATTAAGCTGCTGAGCAAGTCCTGGGAAGGTGCCAATCCAATCCCGACTGGCTTCGATAGCCTTTGTCACATCCTTGGCAGTGCCGCCACGCACAAGGTCTGCAACGTAAGTGCGTGCTAACGCTTCTGCGTCAGCCTGCCCTACAGTCTTCACCAGCTGCTGCACCGTCGTTGCGGTGGAGAAGACTTGCTTGCCTAGAGATGCAGGGTCTGTCTTGAACTGCGAGAAATCAAAGTCTTCCTTGCCAACAACCGCTTTCCCAAGCCTGTTCTTGAAGTCGTTGAGCGGGATGGAGTCTTGCTTGTACTGGGCCAGATAACGCTCAAATCCCGGCGAAAACTCGCGCTGGATGCCTTCTACATAGTCGGCAAGACGACCAGCCTGCTGCTGACCGATAGCGTCATAGCCTTCTGCCGGTAGGCCAAAGGCACGGTCACGCAGGGAACGGCGCAGGGTTTCCAGACCCTGGAAGCTCATCTGCCCCGACTGCAGCTGATCCATCACCCGTACTAATGACTGGCGAATCTCGCCTTCTGGGACATTAAGTAGTTTGGTGTCCGGGTTCTGAATCTCACGGCTGATGTTCTTAATTGCTTCGCCATAAGCCTTGGTAGCCTGGAAACGCTGGCCTGCTTGTTCTTTTTGCAGTGCAGCACCAAACGCCTCATCCTTCAGGCGCTTGACGTTCTGGTCACGCACTTGCTTGAGGCTTTCAAACTGCTGCACAAACCTGTTCCGCAGCTGTGATCCAAGCTCTGTCGGTGTGACTGCCGTGCCAATACGAGACACCTCACCAGCCGCTGCTGCCTGCTGTCGAGGAATGGTGGCGCGTACCCGCTCGTTCAGGGCGCTGAGTCGGCCAATCCGTGCGTTAGCTTGTGCTGTCAGCTCGTCAGCCTGACGACGACCCTCCTGCACGATAGCGTCAGCCTCCAGTTGTGCAGCCTGCTGCATCTGTGGGCCTTGCGCCTGTGCACGCTGGATGATGGCTTCTGAGCGTAGGCGAGCCTGCTCACGGATAGTTGCAGCTTGGTCGGCAGCAGAATCACGCAGGCGCTGCGCTGATGCCTCAAACTGGCTCTGGAGGTTGTTGACACGCTGGGTGTAGTCAGCCGTGATCTGGCCACCACGAGCCTGTGCATCACGCATCAACAGTTCACCCTGCTGCTCTAGTTGCACTGCAGCACGGTCAGCCTCCTGTTGGATACGCTGTGCGTTCTGCCGCAACACACCATAGATGTCCTGCAGCGGCTGGAAAGATGGCGCACCACCACGAATCTGCTCTAGCTTGGCTGCAATGAACTCGCGTTGCTGCTGAGACAGATTGGCAGTTGCAATGCCCTCATCCTTAAGCAGTTGGCCTAGCGTGCGTGCTCCAGTTCCAAGACCAGGTAAAGCCTTGTTAACCAACAACGAGAGGCCATATCCACCCGCTCTTGTTAACGGACGGGTAACCTGGCGAGCAAGTTCAGGCGTGGTCATGCCGCCAGCAAAACGAGCAAGCTCAGCTGTGGTCTTTCCACCACCTGTAGCCTCTACAGCCTGACCAGCCGTCTCACCGACTGCGCCACCAAATCCACCGGCTAGTGAGCTAGCCACACGCGAACCACGCATGGCGCGTCCTGCGCCAATAACAAAAGGAGCAAATGGCTGGGTAGGCGGGAATGCCGCCATGCCAACACCCAGGCCGCTGACGATCTCAGGAGCAAAAGCACCAGCAACAGCACCTAGTCCTGTTGCCTTTCCTACTTCCTTGGCACCACCTAACAAGTCATAACTAGGCTGCTTAGGCTGCTCTTCCGGGGACTTAATAGGCTCAGGAATCAGGTCGGCGTAGTCATCCTTGGCTGCAGATGACTTAGGGATGAGATCGTCGTAGCCGTCAGCCATTTACAGCTCCTCACCAGTTTTCTGCTTAAACCTAGCAGCTACTGCTTCACGGTTGGCACCACGAGCAATCGCATCATTGGCACGCTGGCGCTCACCGGCCACGTCAACGCCAGCCGCCCCAGGCGCAGCAGCAGTTTCGCCACCCATGCCAAGCTCACCACGAATGACATCGTTGTAAGTCTTGAGTGCTGGGTATACAGCCTCCAAACCCTTCTGCTCTTGCTTGAGAGTCTTGAGGCCAACCTCCAAAGCATTCTTAATGCCTTCGTAGGCACGCAGATCACCACGGACAATCGGAGCAAGAATCTGGTCTTCCTTGCGAGTCAGCGCCTTACCAGCAGTCTCAAACTCTTTGCTTCGGAAGTAGGCCAGAGTCAAGATTAGGTTGAGTGCTTCCTTGTCATCCCTGAATGCAACTTCTGCCGCTCTGGTATCAAAGGCCAACAAAGCGGTCAAAGTGTTCCACTTGTTTTCTCTATTGAGACGATCCAATACTGGCATCGCTTCTTCAATCTTGGGAATCAAATTGTTGCGTAGCGTGTTCTGAGCGGTGATTTCTTTAGGAATCTTCTGAGTTGCACCAGCAGTCTTGGCTTCTGCATTTGCTTTAGCAGCCGCAAGACGCTGGTCAAGCATGGATTGCTGCACCCCAAGCCGAATATCCTGCAACTGCATCTGCTGAGAAAACCTCTCACGCATGGCGTTTGCCTGAATCTGGGCCTGACGCTCTGCATTGAGACTAGAGTTCACCATCTCAAGGGCTTTGGTGGCTGCAGCTTCGCCTTCCTTGACCGTCTCATAAGCGCCGAGCAAGTCACCACGGCGAATCTGCGCCTTAACAATTTCAGAGCCAGCTTTGACTGCTGCCAGGTCTGCAGCCTGCAAACCGGCCTGCCGGTCAGTCTTGGCTAAGTTAATAGCGTCGTCCATGTCTTTGCGGAACTCGGCGTGCCTTTGCAGCATCGTCTTAAAGTTCTTGTCAAATACATCCCGCTCACGGCGATAGAGGTCATTACGGCCAGAGCGGTAGCCTTCCAACATACCGTTCATGGCGTTCATCGCGCCAAGTCCGCTGCTCTTGCCAGCGATCATTCCGACCACGCCAATAAGCGAGAACAGTCCGGCAATGTCTCTGAAGTTGTCTTGGCTTGGAACAAATGCAGGCAGTGGCTCAGCCTGCATCCGCTCCTGAAACTTCTGCTGAGCGCCACGCACCTGCTCTGCTGTGCGCTGCTCAACAGCCATCTTGCCCTCTGCAGCCGTCTCTTTCTGAGCCTGCTGACCAGCAAGAATCTCACCCTCGGTGCCTTTGATCTCCTCACGAATCTGGCCACGCTTTTCTACAAAAGGCTGGCGCACACCCATGATGTCGGAGAAAGACAGACGGCCACCAGTAGGAGCCTTAGGCTCCGTGACCTTGACCTCGGTGTCAATCTTGGCGAGTTCTTCAGCCATTACGGGCCTCCGGGGGGACGAGGTTGCTGTGCCGGTGGTTGTGCCGGTTGTTGGGTTTGGGCAGGCTGTGAGAACAAAGTTCTAGCCACATTTGTGAAGAACTGGTTGGTCAAGTTATTCACATACTGGTCAGCCTGCAGTCCAGTCTTGATAGCACCGGCTGCATACTGGTCACCAATCTGAGCCAGACGCAAACCAAAGTCAAACTGTTGTTGCAGCAGCTGCTGACGGAACGCTTCCATCTGCTGCATAGCCTGGGCTGCACCCACACCACCACGGGCCTGTGCACCCTGCGCCAGACGAGCACGCAGAGCTTGGAGAGACTGCTGCGCCACCGGGCTAAGCTCTCCACGCTGTGCTGCGGCCTGCAGTTGACGGCCTTGCTCTTGATACGGGCGACCTAGCGCACGCTGCTCTTCTGCAGCAGCACCCGCCTGCTTCTGTGCAGCACGGGCCTGACGAGCACCAAACAACCCGGTCACACCTGCCAGTGCTAGGCGCTTGAGGAAGTCATCACCACCTGCTGCGGGTTGTGCCGCTGGTGCAGCAGCCGGCCTAGCCACAGGTTGAGCCGCTAGCTCCCGAGCCTCTGCCGGAATAGCGGCAGGAGGAGCGGTCATGGCACTAGGCATTTCCGCAACTGGGAAGGCTTGTGCTGGCTCAAACGGAGGTGGCTCAAAACCCTCAATCATCGGCGCCATGTCAGCGCCCGAAAACTCAGCAAATGCCGTTGGATCGAATTCCACAGGGGTAAAAGCATCTCCACCGCTTACATTCGGAAAAGCCTCGTAAGGGTCTGAAAACTGCTGAAAACTGGGTATTCCAGTCTCCGGGTCAGGCAAACCTGAGCCTCCACGGGATTTCAGCACCTCTGCTTCTTCCGGCGTGATGTAGGCCAGCATATGGTTGGGAGGAGCCTTCGCCTGCAAAAGACGGGCAATCTGGCGGGAACCGCCACCAACCTGGGTCATGTTTTTGATAAACGATGCCATTTCACAGTCCTAATGCGTCTTTTAGCCGCAAAGAAGCCTCATTCCACACATTACGGCGAGGCTTACCCGTCCCAGCGCGAATTTCACCCGCTGGCCTAAATGATGTCAACGACTCCTGCAATCCTGTCGGAGTGATGCCGCGAATACCCTGACCACGCCCAGTCTGCAGCGTTGACCGTGGAGAAATACCCAACCTGGTTACCCGACGACCACCTTCTTCTTCTCCTTCTCCACCCTCTGGTGGTGCCTCCGTGGTCGGGCCCTGCTCTTCTATCCGCATCTCGGGAAGCGTGCGAATGTTGTCCAGCTCTATAAGTCGCAACAACTGAGAAATCAAATCCTGATCTCTTTCTGGCGTTGCAACAGGCGTCGTAGTGGGCGTGGTTGTCGGAGTGGTGGTAGGAGTAGTGGTGGGTGTTGTAGTCGGAGTCGTCTCTGGAGTCGTTGTCGGAGTCGTTTCCGGCGTAGTCGTCGGGGTTGTCTCCGGGGTAGTTGTAGGAGTCGTTTCCGGCGTAGGGGTAGTAGTAGTTGTTGTCGTCGGAGTGGTGGTGGTGGTGGCCGTCGTGGTTGGCGTTGTACCTGTCGTTGTTGTTGTGGTTGGGGTCGTACCCGTAGTCGTACCCGTACCAGCCGTGGTGGTTGTAGTCGGCGCAGTCGTTACCGCAGTCGCTACCGTCGCTCCTGTTTGCGTGTTGGTCGTGAGATTGACGGTAGAGCCAACATTGACAGCGCCACTCGTGCTAACGATCTGCGTATTGCCACTGGTATTTGCCACCAACGCCGTGTTATTGGTGTTATTTGTAGCTAACACAACGCCTTGAGTTGCAGTTCCACCAGTTGTCGCCGCAGCAGTATTGACCGTGTTTGCCACATTGTTGGTGACATTTGCGACGGTATTGATGTTGGTGCCGGTGCTAGCGGCCAACTGCACCACGGCAGTAGCAGCAGCGCCACTCGTCACATCGTTGTTGGTGACAAGTCCAGTGCCTGCAAGGTTGTTGACTGCGCCATTGATGGCGTTTGCTGTTGCTTGTGAAACAGTCAGGGTGTTGTTGGTAAGTCCGCTACCTGTTAGGTTGGTATTGGTCTGGCCCGTGTTACCCGTGATATTCCCGCCAGTAGCATCTAGCGTGACTACGCTACCGGCATTGGTGTTGGCAGCATTGCCAACCACCGAAACCACACCGTTGTTGTCGATGACTAGCGCGTTATTTCCGCTGACTGCAATCACAACCCCGGCATTCTGCGTGACTGCAGCACCAGTTCCAGCGGTGACGCCAGTGCCTGCGCCTTCTCTAGCAATGACAGACTGCCCTGCGGTAATGCCACCAGTCGTAGAGCCGCCAATCAATGCCTCAAGATAGCCTTGAGTGAGCGCATCATCTAGAGATGGCAAGCGATTGGTGATGGCAACAGCCTCCACCACGCCTTGTCCAAAGCCTTCTGCAAACTCAGAAGGTGTCTCTGTGGCTATAGATCGTGTTGTGCGTCCAGGAATGCCACGGGTAGCAGCAGCAACCAGTTCAGACTCGCCGACAGCTGTGGTGACAAGCGTGATGAAACCAGAAGCAAGTGCTGCAGGCAACGCGATAGCAGATGCACGCTCTTCGCTAAAGCCTCTGTTGATAAGCGCCTGTTGCACATTTTGGTAAGTAGCAACCGCAGACTCACCAGCATCTAGCGTTGCGTTGGTGGTAACCGCACTTGCCACACCGTACTTGTCTGCAATCTGCTGACCAAGACGTGCTTTTGTCGCAGCAGTAACAAGTCGGCCTATGCCAACACCGGCTAAAAGAGGAGCAATCTCTTGCACACCTTCGCCAATTGCCCAGTCAATCACTGCTGCAGGGTTGCGAGCAGCAGATGTCAACGTTGCAACGCCCTTGCCTAAAAGCCCAGTAGCATTGGAAATTTCTTGGATGATCTGGTTCTGGCCTAGCCGCACAGCTTCGCCAGTTGCACCACGGCCATAACTTTGAAGATTGGCAGCGACATTGGCAAGATTTTGGTTGCCTGTGACGGTGGCAATGTAGCCAAGTTGTTCGCCCACACCCTTGGCACCAGCAGCAGCACCGGCCATAAACACATTACTGCCGCCAATGTTTCCACCAGTTCCTGGCGTTAGAAGCATTGGCTGACCAGTAAGTTCATCAATTTGCTGAGAAGCGTCACTTACATACTGCTGTTGAAGGTCTGCCTTCTTCTCAGCATCAGTTTGGAACTTGTCAGTAACTTCAAAAATTTCTTGTGCGTAATATCCGCGGCCTTTGTCGTCAAAATGAAGTCTTATCTCGCCAAGATTGCGCGCTAATTCATCTTGAGAGGCAACACGGTAAAGTTTGCCGCCTTCTCTAAAAGTTACCATTCCATTAGATTCTGTGAATACACCCTGCATATCTTGCGGGATATTTTCAACAGTAAATATGTTTTGTTCTCTTGGCGTCAAACCAAGACCAACACCAACAGGCGTCACAGCAGCTCGTTGGGCAAGTTGATCTTCTTGGTTGTTGAGGATAAAACCGGCCGCTTCATTAAGAGAGCCTTGGCTCATGCTAGCAAGCAAATTTGGGTTTACTTGCGATAACACACGAACAGCCTCTAAATGATTAAACGTGTAGATGCGTACACCAGCAGGCAACATCTGCTGAGCAATCAACACTTCCTGACTGTTGGGGTCTACAGGAGCTTGCCCATCACCGCCACCACCACCCTCACCACCGCCGGATGTCACAAGGCTGATACCGCCGACATTCCCAAGTTGGCCAGGAGAAACGGTGCTTGTTATCCGGCCTTGGCCACCAGGTGTAGTAGGCAGTCTGCCTACGCCTTCGTTGGCAATGTTTTGAGCAACTGCCTGTCCACCCTGCGCTGCAAGTTCGCTACCCACAGCGGTCAAAGCCGCCATCGGGTCACCACCACTCATGATTAGGCTCTGCACTGCACGGCCTGCAGTAGCACCACCTTCTGCCGCCATAGCAGTACCAGCGCCAGCAGCTACGGCAGAAGTCAAAATCTCGCTTCCACTCTTGCCCTGCGTTGCTGCCGTTACCGCAGCATTGCCTGCATTTGTCAGGATTTTGGCAATATTGGGGTCGTCTACCAACTCAGAGATAGACGGCCCGAGATTGGGCATACCAGCAGAGATGGCTGTGGACAGAGCGACATCTCGCACTGCGTCATCAAGGTCTTTGCCCGTAGCAACATCAACAGCAATCTTGGCTAAAGCGTTACCTACAGTCGTAGCAGTTGCGCCGGTGAGTGCACCAGCAGCTGCTAGTTGAGCGCCAAAAAACTCACCAAGACCAGGAACAACAGCGGAAGCCAAAACGCCTACTACAGGACTTTCAAGAAAACCTCGCTCACGCTCTACCTCGCGGTAAGTCTCATTGCCTTCTGTGTCTAACAGACGGATGTCTAGCAGACCACCAGGAATAGCCTTCCTAATTTGATAGCGCAGGATAGGTTCTGCATAGCTAACTTGCCCTTCTCTATCCGTAATCTCGGTAAAGATGGGCGTGATTTCCCAATCGCCATACTTCTGGCGCAATTTGGCAATCTGACGCTCTGCATTCGCGCTAGTGAAATAGCCAAGATCGGCGTCGTAGTAGACGCCTTGATCGGATGTCTGGTCTTCCGTCGCCATCTCACACCCCTAGCCTTGCAGCAATCTGCCGGTGAATAGTCTCGTGTACGCTCAACCAGTCGTAGAAGTCTTCTTCCACGTTCCAGTCTGCGTCCAGCAACTGGAAAGGATTGTCTAGGTTGAGGATGGATGCAAGAGCCTGGTGCATCTGGTTGTGCACGAAGAGCCAGTCATCCAAGTTTCCAGGGTCTGCCTCCATGATGGGATAGTCAGGGATGCCGATGCCTTGGTCGCCCAGAATGTTGTAGAACAAACGGTGTTGCAAACCGTTCTCAAACAGCATCCGGCCCAAGCCGTCTACATCTCCAAACTTCACGGTGGTCAGATCGTCGAAGTTCATCACACACCGTAGTAAGGAACTTTCTTGTTCACACCACCAATCTGAATCGTGATGTAGCCCTCAGGTACTAGAGGAAGTTCTGGAGATGCAAATGTGGCCGTCACAGAGGTATTGCCAGTAAGGTTGACATTGGCCAATGTAGCTAGCACGCTCACGCTGATGGTCGTGAACTCTCCTGTGCTGCCACCATCTACCTTCTGCCAGACAGAGCCGTTGAAGACAGCCCAGTCTCCTACACCCCACAGCGTCTGACCGTCTAGGTTGGTGCTGCCTGCAACACTGACAACATAGTAGTCCCCCTTTGTGCCTACTCCAGAAGCAAGCGTAGGCGTGTTGGTTGAAGCATCCCAAGTGCCCTTGTAGTTAAGAGCACCTAGTGCGTTGGCAATAGAGGAGACTGTCTTGAGCATGATTACGCCCCGTCGCCAGGTGTAATGTAGATCACAGCCGTGCCACTGGCAGCAACACCTGTGAAGTACGCATTGGGCGTAAAAGTCAGGATTTCGTCAGTACCCGGCAGGATGGGAATCGCAGCTTGCGAGGATGTGATGGTCACAGCATTGTTGGACGCATCCGATGCCGTTACACCAACACCCATGAAAACCAATGCCGTGCCTGCGTTGATGATGCGGTACTGATTACCACCTAGGGTTGTAGACGCAGCCTGCACCGCCGTAGGCGCTGTGGAAGCAGCTAGAAAAGTAACGGAGTTACCTGTTTTGGTAAATGCTTGGATGCCCATGCTTATGCTCCCGGCTCGTCAGGCCACACGACTGTCCAGGGAAACCCCTGCTGAGTAGGTACATCACGCAAGGCTTGGCGGTAAACCTCCCACACGCCTGGAATGTTCTCGTTGCGCTCCAGATGCTTAATCACCACCCAGTCGGTGTCTTTGAGCTTCTGGCCACGAGAATCACGCACAGACTTGGCTTGTTCTGCATCCTTGCGAGCCTTGTACTGCGCTTCGTGTTGAGCAGCAGTCGTCACCACACCGTTCTCGTCCGTGGTGTCGAAGAACGTCGGCCCTAGCGAATACTTGGTGTACCACTTGCCGTCTGCAGCTTGCTCAACACCAGAATAGACGCTGTACTGATAGACAGTGCCTCCAGTTGCCTGCGGCCCCTCAAACACGACATCACCACCAAAGTTGTTGATGATGCCCTCTGTGAGTTGCGGAGGAAAACTGGTGTTGGGGAACATGGCACGGAACTCACCGTGAGTCACCAATGTTCCGTCATTTCTCATCCGAATAAGCATGATTGCTCCTTATGCGTAAGCCCATTGGCCCTGAAAGTTGTTCTTGCAGCGCCACATCACGGTTGCCCGCTTGACTCCAGTTGCGACTTCACACTCAGCAGAGGTATCAAACACTCCTGCGGGAGTCTTGTAACGCTTGCCTAAATGAGCAGCCGCCAATGCCTTTGCGTGCGATGCAGACTTGATCCTCCCGCGCAATGCATTGCCAATCTTTGCAGCCCATTCAGCGGGTCGTTTAGTACCGGCGTGAGGAAGCCTGCTATTGGCCTCAACTGTGTCGCAGTAGACATTCCAAATAGCATACGGGCCAACATCGTTCTTGCGGCACATCTGGTAGCAACCGGCCTTCTTGCCACGAAGTTCCCATTTGCCAGTATCAAGCCACCAAGATTTCCATTCCTCAAATGTAAATAGAAACTCAATGCCTCGACGCTTTGCGTCTGCCTTGCTTCGTGTGTAGCCTTGCTTAAACTTGTCGTTAGTCATATCAGGCCACGCTCAAAAAGATGTAGGTTGCTGTATTGATGTTTACATTATTTCCTGCGGCATTGCTCAGTTCAAAGCCTGCGCTATAAGTGTCAACCCAATCAGTATTTGTAACCTCAGCGGCAGTTGAGTTCAAAACGAGGTAACTGTCGTTGCCCGAAACTATTCCTCGTGAACTATCCCAACAGTACCAGTCACCCGTGCTGTCTGTGCGCTTGATGAGCACGAATCGGGCGCCACCAGTGAACCCGCAGTCGATCTGCTTAGTTGTGCCTGTGCCGGTGTAAGTGCCGACCTTGCTGACGCCGGGGCAGGAGGCGAAGAGGTAGTTGACGTAGGTTGAGCCAGAGCCGTTTACTCTGTCATTTGTTCCAACACTAAACACAGTAGATGTTGGTGTAGTTAAATTCCAAACAACACCAGTGGGATCAGAAAACGGAGCAGCGGTATCAAAGTTCATGGCTTTGTCGTTTCCAACTGAAGCCAAATAAATCGTCCAGTTTGCAATATCGTTTCTGCGTTTCACAATCATCAACTCAGGAGCAACGCCCAAGTTGTGATTTATCGTCCTCGCTGAACCCGTCCCCGTATAGCAAACCACATCAAAGAAGCCGGGGGCGCGGCGGAAGTTCCAGTAGATACCAGAACCGCTTCCTGATAGGTAACCGTCTTGGTTGTACCCTGTATTACTCCACGCCAATGTTCTGAAATTCGACGCTGTTGATTCAGCGGCGGTGTTTGTGGATGTTAAATAGTTTGCCACCTCTGTAGAGGTGCTGCTTACGCCGCGAAGTCGATCAGAGAACCCAAAGTTTGGGGTGAGGCCTGGGCGATATCCGGCTACTTGCAGATCAAGCGGAAAGTTCGTCGTTACCGTCGTGCCAGTTGTGGTGGCAGACAAGTCAGGACTAAACACACTCGTCCCNNGGATGGCGATGTAGATGTAGGTTCCACCAGAAGCGTTAACCGGCGCAAAAGATGTGTTGATATAAAAGCCGGTTGCTGTTGGAGAAAGAAGGGCCCCAATCGGGTTTTCAGCATCGGCCAAGTTTGGCGAAAGCTGTTGATCTGTTCCCCCAACTGGCATTCCTCTCATCACATCAAAAATGTACCAATTGGCAGTTGAGTCGGCGCGCTTAATCAGCAGCCACTGTGGTTCATATCCAAGGTTAATTACTGGCCCAGTTGCAGAACCGTTGCCCGTGTACGACCCACACGAAATCACATTGTCCGTACCCGTCAGCCCGAAGCCGCCTGCGTCGTGGGCGAAGAGGTAGGCGACATAGGTGCGTCCGCTACCACCATTTGTTTGAGCCGTTGCCCCAACAGTAAATTCTGTTGCTGTTGGAGCAGTTCCTCCCCATACTCCACCAGAACCCGCATCTGTGGCCTCTGCATTTGTTGTCCCAAGAGTCAAATACTTGTTTTCACCAAGAGATCGGTGGTATACAAACCAAGAACGCGCTTCAGATGTGCATTTGACTATTATTGTTCCTGGCACAGAACCAAGACTATGAGCGACGGTTCTAAGACTGCCCGTCCCCGTATAAGTCACCACATCAAAGAACTTCGGCTGCTTGCGGAATGTCCATGAGACGAAGGTTCCCCCAGATGGGTAGTTCGTCCCGTAGCCGTCGTCATACCGCAGACTAAAACCGTTGGAGTTGAACGAAGAAATGCCTGCGTTTGGGGCTGTTTGAGCAGCAAGCGTTAAGTTGCTGTATAGGATGTTTCCCGAGCCAGTCCCCCGAGCAGTATCCATCAGAATATTGTTGTAGGTTGAGCCGTCACCACTAACTCTGCTCTTTACCCAAACCATTCCTCCTTTACCGGCTAGGTCAATCCCATTAACGATGCTTTGAGTTGACGGGCTGTTGCCGGTGTAGAGGTACGTCGAGAACACGTCCTCGATGTAGTTGGCCGCTGTGGATACAGCAGCGGCTGTTTTTCCTGCAGCACTAAACATTGTTTACCTCACACCGTGTAGTTCTGGCCAACGGTAGTACCGTACCAGTTGGTGCCGTCTGCAAAGAAGGAGTAAATGTCCTGCTTGCTGGCGGTGCTGGTGATGGTCGGGGCAGTGTTTGCAGGCCACTTTACGGTTGACCATGTGACTGTCCTGCTGCCGGTGCCGTCTTGCTTCAACAGCAAGATGAAAGACTTACCGCTGGTGGCAGTAGGCATGGTGATCGTGGCATTGCCCGTAAGCGTAATGATCTGGAATGTGCCGTTGGTCAACGCAATCGTGATGGCGGTGCTGGAATTGGCCGTATACGGGGTTTCCGTATAGTCCGTCACCGTCGTGTTGAGAAGCGTCAGGTTGCCAACATTGCTTGCAGTACCGCCCAGACTGATGGTGGTGTTGCCGAGAGTCACATTGCCGGTAGCGGCTGCAGGCGCTTGGCTAACCCAAACGGTGCCGTTGCTGGTCAACACGTTGCCGCTGGTTCCAGGACTGACTGTCGTGATGGAACCTGTGCCGTTGCCGACCATCACGCCGTTAGCGGTAATGGTGACCAATCCAGTACCACCCTGGGCGGCTGTGATTGGCGTAGATACGCTATTGATGGTGACGTTGGCAAACGTCATGTTGTTGAGCGTACTGACCGTATTGCCCAACTGAATGGCGGTGTTGCCTAGCGTGATCGTGGTGGCAAAGTTGGAATCCAACTGAGCCAGCGGAATGGCGCTTGTAGCGCCAGCAAATGTGTATGGGACGGTCATATCAGAACCTCACTCTTAGTTCGTGTTCCATTTCAAAGGTGTTGACAGTGAACGCAGCTGCGTTGCTGGTCAAAGTCAGGCCCAAATACTTCCCGTATTGTTGGGCATCTGACTTATAAAGGAAATAGCCTGTGGACAGCAGCCAGCCAATTACTTGTGACGAGCTGTTCGTCCAAGGAATGACTTGGTTGAGGTTGTTGATCCACTGCACATTGCTGTTTTCCAGCGTGTAGATCGGGCTAGAGCCGCTTTCACTGTCAACCGTGACATTAAGTGTTGCACCCTGCTTCAAAGTGGCTTCAATGCCAAACTTCAAAGCTTGTTTGGTGCGGATAGGGTCACCCAACGGCATCAGGGCAGTCCTGATGGTGCTGTTGATAGCCGCTACATCGTCCCCGTACAGCTCGTACAAGTCCACATCGTCCACCCCGTAAAGGCGAATCGTGCCCTCTACTGGGACAGATGCCACATAGTCGATGCTGCCCTGGCTCGTAATAAACCACTTTTTGTCAAAAAAGAGGGCTTGAACTTGCCGTGGAGTAACCGGGGTGGTGGTCGGGTCGTTGTAGGTGAAGTTAAACGCCGCACACAGGATGTTGTTGACCAGGACTTGCCCACCCGTAATTGGCATGGAGAAGTCAATGTTGGGGAAGATGCCGTCCAGCGGGTCTGAGAGCTTGCTGGTGGTGGAACCGACTAGGGCGTACATCCCATAGTCGTTCATAAACAACAGACTGCGGAAGTACGGGAAGATGGCGTCTGTACGACCCGTTCCGATACTGGCGCTGACGTTGGTATTCGTGAACAGCGTGGTGCCTTCAGGGGTTACCCGGAGGTCAGAAATGATGTTGATGCTTGTTTCGCCAAAGATATACAGGAAGTTGTTGGCAGAAACGATAGCCTTGATGTTCCCGCGCAGGGTGGAGTCGCTGAGCGTGAGCGAACCTGCGGAGACAGAAGTGAAGTCAGTTGCACTGTCTGCAGCCGAGTAGTACAGGGTTCTCCCTGATGCTACCCAGACCCGTCCACCGAATGTTGCAATGTCCTGCACATCATCGGTGTTGACGATAGCCTTGGCTGCTGCGTTGCTGCCACCCCCGCCTGTGATCGTGACCACCACGTTGGAGGTGGCGGTGTAACCGGCCCCCGGATTGGTCATGATGATTTGGTTGACCGTGTTGCCGCTGACGATGGCAGTGGCGTTGGCCTGGGTGGTGTAGCCCGTAGCGTTGCCGATGGTCACCACCACGTTGGCTGCGTTGCTGTAGCCGCTACCTCCGTTGGTGACAATGACGGAAACCGTGCCCTTTTTGAATGTGGTCAGCTGCGAAATGGCCGTGGCATTAGCGCCACCTGACGGTGCAGCTTCGATGGTAACCGTGGGCGGCGAGGTGTAGCCTGAGCCTGCTTCTGTCAGGAAGATGCTCGTGACCTGGCCGGTGCTGATGGTAGCTACCGCATTGGCTGCAGAACCCCCACCGCCTGTGATGGTCACGCTAGGCGTCTTGATATAGCCGCTGCCTGTTTCCGTGACCGTCACGGATACCACATTGCCGCTGGAAAGTGCAGCCGTTGCTCTTGCCGTGATGCTGCCGGGGATGTCTGGAGCAGAGATCGTCACCAGCGGGACTGAGGTGTAGCCGCTACCGGGCGTGTCTACCGTGATGGCCCTGACGCCACCAGCTGCGGTGGTGATCGTGGCCTCTGCCAGAGCCTGTACGCCATTGGCTTCGTTGGGAGCTGAGATGGTAACGACAGGAACCTGCGTGTAGCCTGAGCCTGGATTGGTAATCCCTATATAGCCAACAGAATTGCCACTGACCAGGCTGGTGCCGTTCCAGTTGTACAGACCGTTTAGCGGGTCGGCAATGACCACGCGCTCGTTGCGGTACTGAGCGGTATTGATGTCGCCGCCCGAGAACGTGCCGCTGGTGGCTACGTTGCCCTTGGTGTCGGTGGTCAGGTCAAAGTATTGGGACGCACCGTTGGCGCTGAAGACCAAAATGTAGTCATTGAGGTCAATGTTGGCAGAAGTAATGTGCGTGACCGTGTTGCCAAACACCACGTTGTTGCTGGTGCTGTCAACGGTGTGCTTCTGGGCCGGGACGATCTTGATGTTGCCAAACCCGATGGGCATGGCGTTCTCAATCCACGAGAACTCTTTTTCGTCAATCGCAGTACGGTTGGCCTTGGTGTTGATACCAAGGAAGTTCTTGATGACAGCGTAGGACTTCTTCTGCTCAGCCGCTGCCATGACTTAAATCTGCGAGTATGGATTGGGGATGCGGCGGGTGTACACAGAGTTGAGCACTCCCTGCACATCCTTGAGGTACTGTTGTTTGAAGATTTCCGCTTCTCCGTAGCTCTGCTCCTTGTACTTGGCCTTGTAAGCGGCGTAGAACTGGACAGGGTTGGTGTACGGAGCCTTGATCTCGTCTACAGCGTTGGGCGTAGACAGGCTCAAGGGCAGAGGAAGTCGAACGGTATCCACCTCAATCGTATAGGACTGGTCGGGTACCGGCGAGATATAGATCGCTTTCTGGCCGTAGGTGGAGAAGCACACGGGCCTGCCAACATAGTTTTGCCAATAACGAACTTGCGCGTTGAAGTCAGACCATGCCAGATAGCGCAGCGGAATGCGTGAATTGCCCCAGTAAAGCGTAACGTTGAGTACATCCAGCGTCTCATCTCCTTGCGGCAAAGCCGAGTAGGGGATGATTTCAGCATTGGCCACATACTTCAGCGTGGCCGTGCCGTCCGTGAAGTTGGTGCTGGGCGGGAAGACGTTGGCTCCACTTGGGTAGGGAGGCGCAGAGGTGCCGAGCACACCGCCGGTCACAACCTCGTAAATAAAGATGTTGGAGAAGATGTAACTGCCAGTCGTGACAGTTGCGCCTTCCGTCCAGATGGTCGCGGCTGTGCCGTCAGGAGCTAGAGGCGTGTAGGAAATCTGCAGGGTACGCAGACATCCGGTGTCGCGTACAACCTCTTCCCTAGCCTCGTTGATGTAGTCGGTTAGTTCCGACTCGCTCCAAAAGACGCTATTTGCATCGTGCAAGAGGCGTTGCACTTCCAACAGATAGGAAGATAGTGTTGCCATGTAGCGTCCATATCAAGCGACCCTGGAGCTGGGTTTCCCCGCTGCCCGTTTTTCAACGAGCAGGGGTACGACGCCAGCCGCCGAGGGTAACGAGCGGCCTTTGCTGGGAAGCTCGGTAGAAATCGTGATCTTGCCGAGCTTTTCCAATCCTTGTTCGTATTCGGTGTTGAGCCGTACCCAACCCAACCGGGTCAGGTACGGCATCTTGTCTGCATCTTCATAACCAAAGATATGACGGGCTGCAGCTACTGGAATCCCAATAGATTGTCCCGCCTTGAACTCGTAGGTCACGTTGCAGAACTCCGCAGAGAAGCTCTGCTCCGTGCCGTTGGTTATGTAGAGCAAGTCACTCATAGCGTCACAACGTCACCGAAGACCGTGATGTCGCAAGTGCCACCAGACACCGCAGTGTTCACTTTCACAAACAGAGCGCCAGAGCTATACACGGTGGTAGCCGCGCCAGCTGCAAGCGTCATGTCTTGGAAGGTCGAGGTGCTGGTGATGTTTGCCAACAAGGTGGCAGAGCCAATGGCATTGCTGGTGTTCCCATCATTGCTGGTGAGAACGCTGACATTGCCGGTGGCGATGCTCTTGTTGGCGTTTGCAACAACGATACGGCGAACGATGTAGCTGGTGCCCCCATCCATGAAGATGGTAGCCACGGCGTTACCCGTGGAACCAATGTCCACGGTGGCTTTTTTGCCAACGCCGAAGCTGCCGAATCGGTCAGGATAGAGAGCGCCTACATGATTCGCGTTCATATCGGCTCCTTACGAGTTGTAGGTGCCGGACACGGCCTGACCACCGTCCACAGTGACGAAGGTCACGGTGGTGTTGGTCGAAGCAGCGTTGACGAACACGTTGATGCCGTCAGAGATCAGCACACCACCCGTGTTGTTAGCCATCAGCGTGGTGATGGTTGAACCGTTGTTGGCGGTGACCGTCACGTTAGCCGTGGGGAACATCAGGTAGGTACCGGCAGGCACGGTTGCACCAGCCGTGGTGGCGGTGACGGTGGTGGTCTGCCAGTAAGCGCCTGCCGAGTTGGTCAGAGCGCCTGCAACGAGGATTTTGTTAAGTCCGAGTGCCATGACGAGTTACTCCTTACAGTGTGAGGTAGTTGTAGCCCGTCACCTTGGCCATCGACTTGGGTTTGACGTTCACCAATTCGGCAATCATCAGAACCGCACCGACGTAGCCAATCTGCCAGTTCGGCAGGGTGCTCTCAAAGCCCGTGAACACGAACGAACCTTGCTCATGGATGTAGAGCGACAGGTAGTTGGTGTTCAGGAAGTACACCGTGCCTTCCGGGCAGTACGGATCGGGATAGATCGGCACGCCAGCCACCATCAGGGCGCGGAATGCAGCCTGCGGCCCGTTGGGGTCGCCGTCGAATCCAGAGCCGGGGGTGATGACGTACTGCTCTTGACCCACGAAGTCTTGGGCCAACAGCGTCCAGGTACCGAAACCGCAAACACCGAAGCTGGGCATCTCAGCGCCGTTCTTCACGGTGCCGGAGATGTACTGCAGGATGTTTTGACGGGTCGGGTTGACCGAGCCTGCAGCGTACTGCTTGCTCTTCCACCAGGTATAGGTGGAGCGGTCAATGTTGCCGTAGGTGCCGGAATCGGCCACGGCCAGCGGCAGACCAGTGAACTGCTGCGTGTTGGTCGTGTTGTTGTACAGCGAGGTGGCCATTGCGTCCATCATCACGTTGGTCGCATCGTTCATGCGAGCTTCGATCAGAGGGATAACGGCTGCGTCTTGCTGAACGGCACCTTCCATGCCCAGGAACGGCACGGGAGAGATCATCAGCTTGAGGTTGAACTCAGCGTTGTAAGCGCCTTGCTGGACTGACGGCTGAGCGAACGAGCCGCTGTAGTCAGACCACTGAGCGTTTACGAACTGAGCGCCCTGCACGGGCACGACCACGGAAGAGACACCGCCGGAGGCTTGCTGACTGTTGGCAATCAGTGCCGCCATGAGCGGAGTCGAGTTGTACAGCTGTACAACCATCTTGGGAATAAAGGCTCTCCGCGTAACATAGGTCAACTCGGTAAGTTGAGTTGAACCTGCTGCTGGGAGGATGCCACCACCAATAGCCATATGGCCTCCTTGAGTTGAAAATTACCCTCTTTACAGCCCGATGGGTCGCGTAGGTTTACGCAACTCATTGAGGGCCTTCACAGCTTCTTCACGGGCTGCGCCTGCCGGGTTCTTCCAGTAACGGTTCAGGTCAAAGGACTTGACGGCTGAAGGGTTGTAGCCAGAAGAGGTCGGCGTTGCAGCCTGCTTCATCCACTTGTGATACTCGGCTGCTGTCTCGTGGTTGGTAATACCGCGCTCCAGCATGAGTTTCTCCACATCCTTGACTTCATCCTCGTTAGAAATGAGTCCCTTCTTCAGCAACGCATCGCGGCGCTTCTGCAGGGTTTCCATTGCTTCCTTCTCGCGCAGCTTTGCCTCCAGCTGTTGAACACGCTGGTCATTCTGCGACACCGCCTGTTGGACGGTTTGCTCAAGCTCAAGCTCAGGAATGGGAAGATCAGGTTTGACCTTCTTGGTCATTCGCAAGAACTCTTTGCGAGTCGCCGGATTCTCAGCGAGTTGCTGGGCCAGAGCGGCCAGCTCATCACGAGCGGATTGGTCAAGGTTTTCGAGTGACATAGCTTTACCCTCTTATCTGGTTGTCAGATAACTTTTTTACCGTCACCGGGCTTTTGAACAGCCATCGCGTTCTTCTTGTACTTGCTGGCGCTGTCGAGGCCACCAAACTGAGAGAAGCGAGGGGTGTTGACCATTTGGCCGTTCTGCTGATTGTTGTCAGTCGGACGGCGGGGAGCTGCGGCTCCACGGGGCTTAAACAAGTCCATTGAAGACTCCTTACATTGGGGGTTGCAGTGCGCCCATCATGGGAGCACCAGGGATCGGCGCTTGTGCCATAGCACGCCCTTCAGGCGTTGCGCCACCGGCCTGGGGGAGAGATCGCATGAGTTGCATGATTTCGGCCTGCTGCAACTCGTTGGTAGACGCCTTGCGGCCACCGAGCATCTTGTTGAGCTTGGAGATGGCGTCCATGATGGTCTTGCCTTCTTCCGAGTCTGCGCCTAGCGCAGGCAGAGACTGCTCCAGAAGGTCGATGACCATGCCGATGTTGATAAGAGCGCCTTCCTTGCTGCCCATCTTAGGCTCAGGAGTAGACATCGGAGCACCCATAGGAGGCGTGTCTTCCGACGACATCTCCTCTTTCTCTTCAATCTCCACCTCTACCTTGGGGGCAGTGGTGCCTGCGGAGCGATCACCCCGCATGAGTTCCATCAGTTTTTCGGCAGGTACGCTCATGGTCACCTCTTTGGGCGCGTTTGTAAGTGTTTACTTTCCGTTTGTCAAGACTATCGGCGATTATCGCGGTTGTAGCGACCCGAATAAGTCTTGATATTGGTCTGGCGGTACTGCATGGTCGGAGCCTTTTCCTCGCTACGCAGTTGTTCTGTCGTATAACGGGGTTGGTCTGCCGAGGGTTGCTGCACGCCGGAGGACGGGGAACCGTTGTTTTGCATGGCTGCTCCTTACTGGATGAGGGGCATATCTGCTGACATCCCGCCGCCAGCCTCTTGGGGAGGCTGCGGGACTGATTCTGGAGGAGGCTGCTTGGCCGCTGCGGCTGCGGCCTGCGCGGCAGCTTCCTTTTCTTCCATGATCTTCAGACGTTCCTTGAGCTGCTGCTTCATGGGAGGATCGACCAAATCCAGCAACGACTCCTTGTCGATGACCTTGGCGCTGTAGAGCGAGAAGGCCATCTGGCGCATATCTTCCATGAAGATCGGCGAGTTGGAGTGAGCGTCCACTTTCACCATAAAGTCCGTGGTGAACTGCTTTGGAATGAAGCTTACGCCCTGCGTATCCTTGTAGTGGATCGGGTTGTAGAGCTGCATGGCCTTGAGGTACAGCGTGGCCATCTTCTCCAACGCGTCTTCGATGATGAGCGCACGCTTCTTGGCGCGGCTAGAGCCTAGACGAGCAAGTTGAGAAGCATGGCCCGAAGAGCGAACCCCAGCTTCTCCCCGGCCTTGAAGTACGGACACGATTCCTGATGCCTCTTCAAACATCAAGTCAATCTCACCGATTTCTCTGAACAGGTCGTTAGGAATGTTCGGGGCCAGCTTCTCAACCTTGGCATTGGGCATATCGGTGGAGAGCAAGCCGCCTGCGCGGTTGAGCGCAAAGTTCTTCTCGTCCAACAGACCCGTGAATCCGATGAGCGCAGTAGGCGGCGAGACTTGCTTAGACAGCAGGTCTAGGATTTCTGCCATGCGCTTGTTGCGGAGTTCTTGCAGGTAGACCAGGCGCGAGACTTCGCTGGCACCCCAGAAGTAGTCGTACAGCGGATTAGGGCAAACCTGGATGAAGGGAAGCTCGCCCTTCATGAACATGGTTTCGTTGGGACGGTCATAGATGATGACGTCCGGGTCTGCCTTGGTGATGACTTGGTAGTCCTTGATGTCGTCGTCGTAGACGTAGAGTTCGATCATGCGAACCGTGTCTTCCGAGACTTGGGCCTTGTAACGCTCGTTGCCGCTGAGGTCGAGGTTGACGTTGCCGTACATCGTCGGGTTGGTCTGCGACATCAGGATGCGCTCAACACCCTCGGGACTGTCCGTTCGCTGGTGCTCGGTGGCATTGACACGCTTGACGATTTCTTCCCGGCGCGGGTGGCTGTACAGGCGTGCGTACAGCTCACTCTTGGTGATGTAGTATTCCTGAATCAGTGCTTCTTGTGCGCTGAGGTTTGGGATGTCCTCGCGCAGCACGCCGATGCAACTCGGCTCCACCAGGAACGGGTGGATGCCCTTGTTGATGACGAGCTTGATGAATGTGGAGTTGTAGCACAGCGACCAAGTCACGGCCTGGGAGAAAACCTGGTCTGCGTTGGAGTTGGCCCACTCGTCGTTGAGGGCGCGGGTCAGAACAGGAATCTTGCTGTGCTCTTCGTCAGGCACGGCAGCGCCGGTGACAATGGAAAAGCGTGTGGTTTCAGCCGAGTACAAGAAACTCGTGAGTTGGTCGATATGCGGCTGAATCTTGTTGTAGATGGCTGGGGCTGAATCCAGCCCCGAGCCAAACATGAACCATGACCGAAGACCCAGATAGTCGGCTTTGCGAGAGTTCAAAGAAACTTCGCACTTCTCAATGAGGTTGAGATAGAACTGCTCGCGCTCTAGGTGATCGGTCGGGATTCTCATGACTTGTCAACCTGCAGGTTGTCTTGGTCGGGAATGTAACTTGCAGCGCGTGGCCCCGTCAAATTGCCTGCTTGCTTGGGATGGATGCCCACTTGCTCACCGGCAACCGACTTGAACTGGCCACCCAGCACCGAGTTCATGGAAATGCTGCCGCCGCCACCCCAGATCACGGCGTCACCAGGCCGCGATTGCTGCTGCTGCTGCGCTGCCATCGCTTCCCCGGCCTCGGCAAACTCTTTGTCGGTGAGTTTGTTGTTGCGCTTGAGGTAACCCGTCTGGTGTTCGCCTTCGCGGGTGCTCTTGATGTCGGTCATGCCGAAATCCAGGGCCAGATTGTTCAGATTCTTGTCTGTTGCCTTGGTTTTCTCGCTTTTGAGGCTCACAGGTTGCAAAAACACCTTGGAAATCTCACCTTTACAGATTTTCATTGGGCATTTTGCCTCCCAAGCCTCAAAAATTCCGTGTTCGGAGCAGAAGTAGTCGTGCAGAACGGCCATGAGTTACCCTCTCAGTGCTTCATCTAGGTCAGGTTGTTGATAGTCGTGGCGGTTGACCATGCCGACACGGACTTTGATGCCTTGCGGCGTCAGTTCTAGCTTGGTGGAGGGCATCAGAGGTGGCTTGGCCTCACGCCGGTAGTCCACGAAGCGGGTTTGGTCACGGTTTTGCATGATCCGCACCCGTCCCCGCAGCCATTCGTTGTAGCCTTTGCTCACTCTGATCTGCACCATCTCGCTCAGAGGCGCTTTCTTGTACAGAAACACGTCTTTGAAGGTCTGGGTGCCTATGCCGCACAGCTCGCAGAACAGTTTTATGCTGATTCCACGCTCTTTATCGGCGTGAAACCGCTCCATAAGCCTAAAAAGCTCACTTTTTGGCCATATTTTGGTCATTTTTGACCCCAAAAGTAGAGGTCTTTAGACCCCTCGTTTGTACTGAATTCGTACTTCAAAAACAGCTTTTTGAGGTCAAAACACGCCTCAAAGTCCTCTTTTGTGAGGTTTTTGTAGTAATCGTTGGTGTACGGAGCGTCTTGGGGACTGCTTTTGGTCGTCCCATGCTCTGCTCTACCCGTTGTGGCGCAGGAAAAAATGACCAGACCATTGGGTTTGACCATCTCAACCATCTTGGCGAAGGTCTTTTGCCAGTGTTTGTCGTGTTCAAAGCACTCGCAAGAGATGGCCACATCGAATTTGTTGGCAAAAGGCAGCTCGTGCCCTGCACAGACGATGTCTACGCCGGGGCCAGCCCCCACATCGCAGCCGATATAAAGGGTTGGCTCGTAGAAGAACTGCCGCACAGAGCCGTTGATGTCCAGCGAGCCTACTTCCACCACCTTGGTGTTGCGGAAGTGCCAGGGAAAGGTGCGGGTAAGGCTTGAGACGAAGCGTATCTGCTCAGGATGGCTCATGACACTCCACGATGTAGCCTTTTTTCTGTAGAAACTTCAAAAACTCCATCTCGCGGTAGTAATTGCTCACTTCTGAGAGTGGCTTTGTGACCTTGATGTAGTTCTTGTCCATCAATCGACGGGTGGTGGCGTGGTGACCCACCAGCTTTGAGAACTTCACCTTGTCGTGTACGCCTGGGCCTGCGTATTCCATGCTGAACTGCAGTGCCACCTCGACAGGGGCGAACTTGATGCCGTGTTTCTCCAGCTCTGGGCGCAGCCAGGTGCACAGCTGCACATCCTCGTTGCAGAAGGGTTCGACATCAAAGTGCTTCCAGACGATGCCGCTTTTGGATGGCTGGCGCAGGAATTTGCGGGAGCGCAGGGAGAACCCGCCATTCTGGACAACAAGGGCGTCAGGATGGTGCTTCCAGTCAAACTGGATGTGATAGTTGTTGCCGACCATGCCTGCGTGGGCAGGGGCACCTACATAGTCGTACTCGTAATACTTCTGGGTGAAGTTCTTGCCGTTGAGCACCCACCCGTCGTCCTGCACGATGAGGCAGAACTCGGTTTTGATATAGGCGTGCAGGCAGTACATCACGAAGAGGCTGTACTGCTTGTAGGTCATCTTGTGGCACTTCTTGTGCCGGATGTGCTTGGGAAGGGTGCGTGGCCTGCGAGGCGAGATCAGCAAGCCCTGAGAGCCTGGGAGTTCTGCTACTGAGCGCAGCAGGGAGGGAACTGCGCTCTCCCCGCTGTTGTGGCCGTAAATGGCCACGACTGTGAGCTTGTCATGCACTGCCGTACATCCCGATCTTCTTGAGGTAGTCGGCCACATTTCGCCCGATCTGGGCTTCCTGCACCGTCATGTTGTCTTGGGCTTGGGAGATGTTGCGGGTAATCCTCGCGGCTATGAGCCTGGGCTGCACCTGCTCTGCAAATGCCACGGCAGCAAGTGCAGAGGCGATTACCCGATCATCCTTGGCCCTGCCTGGAGCGTGGATGGTGCCGTTTTCCCGCACGATACCCTTCATCTCCTCCAGGGTGTCCATGCTCTTGATCTCCATCATCCCGCGCTCGAAGTAATCCTTCATGTAATTGAGCATCCGCTCCTTACTGGCGTGGGTGGTGACGTAGCCTATGGAGTTGGAGATGCCACCCAGCGCATCGTTACGCCGCCAGATGTAGTTGGTCATGCTGCCGAGCACGTCCAGCAGGCCACGCCCTGTGGCGTTGTTCATGCTCACGGCCATCCTCTTGAGGTTCCTGATCTCGTTGATGACGGCCTGACCAGGCCCGTTGACTTCCAGGTTCAGCGTGGAGTTCTTGTAGGCACCTGCGAGGTGGGCAATGACCCACGCGAACTGGTAGGTATTGAGTTCAGAGGTGGCGAACTCGGCCACCTGCTCCATCCCGTCTGCGTAGCAGCGGAAGACTTGGATGCAGAAACGGTCTGCCCAGTCAGAGCTGCCGTAGGCCGGGTCTGCCCCGATGACGTAGTAGGCGTTGTCTACAGGCTCTTCCCAGACCTTGAGCACTCCCAACCGCTCCGTGCTTTTGAGCACCTCCGTGTCCTGGAACAAAGACCCGAAGGCATAGCGGTAGTTGTCGGGCACTAGAAGCTTGGAAGCCTTGGCTGCTTCTGTACACCGAGAGGTGGAGAAGAAGGAGGTGCCTGTCATCACGAAGGCATAGTCCTCTGTGGGCGGAAACTCCTGGTACATGAGCGCCTCGTCCTTGATGCCCTCGTGCATCTTCCAGCGCCACCAGGCCATCTGCCGGGAGTTGATCTCAAAGTTGTACAGGCGCTTAATGTCCTTGTGCCACTCCTTCTCTTCTGGCGTCAGCTTGCCGTCCCAGTACACCTTGTAGATGTTGCTCTTGGCGTCCACGCTGTAGAACTCGTTACGCCACCAGCCGCAGAAGATCGCACGCTGGGTCTTGGCCCTCTGCGCCGTCTTGTACATATCGTGGAACATATTGAACCCACGGGCTGTGGACTCAAACAAGTAAAGCCGGTCAGGATTGTTCTCGGCTAAGGAAGCCAACAAGGACGCCAGACCTTCCTCGTCACCCCACGAACTGGTTTCCGTGCCGTGAAGGTAGGTTATGGCCTTGCCACGGCCCAGTGAGCCTTTGGCTCTGAGGCCAGCCACCTGGTAGAACAAACGACTTCTGTTTTTGAGGGACAACTGGTTCCTGTTGTGCCCCACCGCCGGAATCTTGAATTCCTTGGGCAACCCGTCCATGTACATGGCCAAGGTCATCCTGAACATATCCCGGTTCTCTTCCGTATCCGTCGTGAGCGTTCCCTGCAAACCTGGATGCGTGAAATGCCAATAAAGGTCTAAGGCTAGGGAGATAGTCGTAATCCCAAGCTGCCGACCCTTCAAGATCACAAAGAAGTGCACATCCTCAGCCAATCCTTTTGCAATCTCATCCATCACATATGTCTGAGTGCCCAGAAGATGATCCATCTTCCGCAAGCCCTGCTCCTTGGTCTCAATCTTGAGTTCAGAGCAAAAGCTGTAGAACTTGGCTAAATCAAATTTCATTAAGGCTTTTCCAATACCCAGTCCGCTATTGCTCTTGCCACATCTCTTTTACGGGCAACCCTGAGCATCTCTTCCCACACGATGGGCGGGTACTCCCGCTTCCACCTATTCACCAACTTAATCTTCTGCGCCTTCCTAGTGCACAGTAACGCAGCCCTGATCTCCCGCTGCAACCGCACCCGAGACTCGTAAAGCTGCATCTGAATATCCAGATATGTATCCGTCCCGCGCTGCATCCTCCACCCTGTCCATCAACTGCCTAACCAGCATAGACGCCAGAAACAACCGAGCATCCATCACCTCTAGCTCAGCCCGTAACTCATCTTCTTCCATCCACAACCTGTCCGTATTCATCACAGACCCCCTATTCCACCCTCCATACCCTCAGCATCTGCCCCTCACTCCTGGCCACAAACTTCTGACCCAAGCGCTTCCCCGCCCTGTAATTCGCATTCAACACCTTGGCCCTGTGCTCCACAGGCACCACAAACGAATCCCCCACATCCATCTCCCCATACGGGTACGCAAACACCACCCTGGGCTTGGGAAGATCAACACCCTTGCTGACCTCTATCGCAGTTATCGTCATCTCTAACCCTCTACAAGTAACCACATCATACGAACAAAAAAAGGGCTACGCAAGGTAGCCCTAAGTCCTGAGAGGAGACACAGCCAACTGCGTTGGCAAACCCACTCTACACCAAAAACACTTATTTTTTTTGGGGAGGAGAGATGTTGGGGTCACGCCAAACCCGACCCTCCGACCCATCTGCCTAACCGCTCTTTGTGTTGCGTGTGCTCAGCGCAGGGATGGTGCCCAGTCCCAAGCCCATGCCGTGCCTACTCATGCACGCGCCCACTCCCCGCATGGTCATAACAGGGATGGTGGCCCTGGCCCCATAGTTTCACGCTATGCCCGAGCGGTGGGTGATAGTCCTCCCGCTGTGCGTCACTTTGGTGCAGTCTCTTGTGTACTTAAATGACACACACTCAAGTAACTTATTGTACAGAGTCTTACGTATAGTGTACTAAAGCGTGGGGCCTTTACACAAACACATTGACACACTCGCAGTACTCATCCTATCATCATATCACCTTATCAATTGATAGGGCAACACATACGGAGCTTGTAGCCATGTTGACACTCTCTCTCGCACTCTCTGACGGCAAGACCTTCACTATGCCCGTCACCAGGCGTGTAGGCGGCATCTATGTAGGCGGTAAGTCTCAGACCTACATCTATCCGCAACTCTCTATCGAGAACCAAGAGCGACTCCACGCCATCGACTCTATCCTTTGGGACACCATCGTGTATGCCTATGCCGAGGGTTCCTGCACGGGTGATGCTTTGGAGCGTGATGACGGGTATGCCTATTGGCAATTTGCCCTTAATGGTGAACCCGCTACCTATAGCGAGATGTACGCCTTCCTGAACCAATAACCCCTACCTACGGAGTCTGTGACCATGAAGAACCTGCTCAACATCGAGAAATCCGCCTTCCGGCCTGGCCAGTACGTTGGCTATGGTGGAGGCCATATATGGCGTATCCGGCGCTCCAACAGCTCATACGGCAATTGGTGGGCTCAATCTCAATCTGACCCTAACCGCCAGCTGCGCGCCTGGAGACTAGATGAGCTGTCTGTAAAGCTCGCGGCGCTTAGCCGTAGTTGGTGGGTTCATCCTGGTCACCCTCGCGGCACTGTCTGCGTGTTGCGTGAATCTGCCGGGTCAACGGTTGCCCTGGCCGTACCGCAGCACTCATATCGCGAATATTCGGGCTGTTTCTCCCTGCTTTGATTTTACCCACCTAGGGCACCTGCGGGTGCCTTATAGGGTGCAATCCTGCACTTTCACCGGAGTCTGTGACCATGCTCGCCATTCATACCCGCTACCTGGGGCCGTCAAACGTTCGCGGTGCACGTATCAAAGCCTACACGTCAGACGGGCGTAGCGTTACCGTACCGTACGCGCACGAATTTGATGCACTAGACGCGCACCACATTGCGTGCATTGCATTCATCCAAAAGCACCTGACCTACGTACAAAGCAATGAACCTATGACCTACGGCGATAGTGCAGACGGTCGCGGCTATTGCTTCACCTTCGCAAGGTCAAAAGTTGAAGCCTGACCCTGCCCCCGTCAACTGGCCCTTCCCGACATGGAAGGGTCAACCCCTACCCTCTAAATTGGAGTCTGTGACCATGCGTTTTTATGTCGTTGAAAAGCAAAACCCCAAGGCCGTGCACTGCGTGTGCGACACACTGGAACGTGCGCAGCATTGGATCAACACCCTTGCGCCTTTGTATGTCGCAAAGGGGTTTTTTGTAGACAAAACCCTGACGGCCCATAGTTTCACCGTCAGAACCGCATAGGAGCCCTTACCATGCGTTACACCTACCAACCCCTAGCCGAACGCCTGGAGGCCCGTAGACGGGCCGCTATGGACTTTCTAGCCGCATTCCTGCTGGCAATGTCTATCTTTTTACCCTTCGCCCTGTTCTGGGCAGGAGTCTGGCAATGACATGCGATACCGTGACTATCACATGCGAGCATTGGAACGACTTATTAAAGGATCGGCAGGTGGCAGGCCACGCTAAGCGGCTTGCCCTTGAGCTGGAGTGCTTGCTGCTGTCCACGCGCGACAGCGCAGCGCAGGCGCGGTGGTGGGATTCGGCTCATGAAGCCCTGGATCAGTACCGCGCGGCTTTAGACGAGCTGTATCCGCAACCCTATGTAAGCCCCTTCGGAAAGGATTAAGACTATGAAAAACGGACAAGCCCGAGCATTAGAAAAGGAATACAACGAAACCGTGGACAAGGGCCGAAAGCTGTGGGAGGAAATTCAGCCTATGGCCGCTAGGTGTAATGCAATCCTCAAGGAACTAAGGGACGCAAAAGTGCCATTCGATGAAATCGCTTTGATATTTGGTGGCGAGCTTGAGGTGGACACGGCTGGCCCCGACGACAAAGAGGTGTGGGGATGAAACACGAACGTACGCACCAGGAGCTTATAGACCTAGAGTGGAGGCCCCAGCGCATCTACCGCTCACGCCTGGAGGCGTGGCCTACACACTACCCTGAGTGGTGGGAAGGCCCCCCACGCCATCACCAGACAAGGTGGCTCTGGAAAGCCACACTGGTAGCAGGGGGGCTTGCGCTCATCCTGCTGCTGGTCTAATATCTGCCCCGTCGAATCGCGCTCGACATGGAACCCCTAAGAATCTGGACATGGGCCTCTGCGACAACGCAGGGGGCGCGACCCGAGTCCAGAGCCTTAGGGGTTTTTTGTTGTGCGCTAGACCGGGGCCATCATCCAGCCCTGCCTGCCGTTGACGCGACGAATGGCGATAAACGTGGTGAGTCTGGCTTGTGTCTCCTGGGTGAGCATCCCTCGGGGCAGAGAAAACCAGAGCGGGGTGTCTGAGCTGTGCGAAAGGCCCCCGTTAACCTAGATAAACGAGAGCGTCCTTGTCCTGTGGACAAGTTATCCACAGGTGACTGTTCGGATGCCTGTGCTATGTCTGAAAAGAAATAGGAACAGGATACGGATGTCGATCGCGGCCTGGTCGCTTGGGGCTAGGCCGCTCGACCTTAACTGAAAGGCCCCAGAAGTGATTAAAACCCTAGATGAAAGACTAAATGAGCTACGAAAGCAGTACGAAAACACGCGAGAGCGAGAGTTCTACTTCCGTTTTTTGGAAGCACAGAGGCTACGAGAGATCGTTGTCAATGAGCAGATCAGACGCGAACAAGGTGCTAAACGCAGCACGCGAGGGTCAGAGGATTGACCCCATCACCATCACAGCAGCACTCTGGATAACTGGTGATGTGGACACTACCAACCTTTGACTGGCCCCAGCAGAAGGCACGATGCCTGTCCTGCGCCCACTGCACAACACGCCCGGATAACCCTAAGTACGGGTCACCCGCCATCATCATGCTGTGCAAGATCAACCCGTCTAAAGGCTTCAGAGGCATAGGCTCCTGCAGCCACTGCAGGGTCAGCGGCCCCTGCGGCCCAGACGCAAAACTGTGGGAGGCAAAAAATGCTTGACACTTAGCACCTAATCACATAACCTTGTAATTCCTAACCACCTAGATGAGAGGTTCTCATGAAGCTGTGCTCAGACTGCCGACACTTTCGGCCATTCACCCACACGCAGGACGATGGCTCCTGCACTCACCCTGACCTGGTGTGGATACACCCCGTCAGCGGCACCAAACGACACCCCCTTGCCTACGCGCAGCGTATGTCTATGTCCCGTGAGGGCTGTGGACTAAGCGCAATCTGGTGGGAATACAACCCTGGCTCACCTCCTGAGCCTGACGAGCAGGAGGATGTGCTATGACCCGCGACGAAATCATCCGACTGGCGCGGGAGGCGGCAACTGAAGACGGCAGCGTCAACAGAAGTGACGGCAAGAACATCGTGATTTACGCCGCAAAGACAAGCCTGTTCCTCGAACGCTTCGCCGCCCTTGTTGCCGCTGCCGAGCGTGAGGCGTGTGCTATGGAAGCAGAATACGAAGCAGCACGTTGGCCGTATGCACCGGAGTGCAGAGAACCCTGTGAAGAAATAGCCGCCGCCATCCGCGCAAGAGGAGAAACGAAATGAGTAACGACTTTGCACCAGAGGTGCGTAACTCTGCGTGGTGGGCCAGTGATACCCGCCGTGCAGCATCAGGCTATGCCAACGAGGTCATCCTCATAAAGCAAGGAAAGATGCCACCGCCTGATCTCAGCAACGTAGAAGCTGTGCAGATGGGCCACGTCATGGAGCCTGTGATCGGGCGTCTGGCTCAGAACAAGCTGGGCGTGGAACTCAACAAGATTGAGGAATACCGCACACATCCTAAGCATGACTGGTTCCGCTCTCACTTCGACTTCGCAGGCACAGAAAATGGTGAGCCGATTCTTGTGGAAGCTAAGAACTACAACGCTGCGGTGCGTAATAAGTTTGACGAAAGCGGAATCATGCCTGCTGCTGATGCTGCTCAACTCGTCCACGAGGCAGCCGTACTGGGTATCCGCAAGATATATCTGGCTGTGCTATTTGGTGGTCAAGAGTTTGTCCTCATTCCTAAGCTGGTGCAGGACGCAGAGAAGGATGAACTAATCCAGAAGATGGCAGTCCTTTGGGGTCATGTGCAGACAGGTACACAGGCTGATCCTCAGTCCACAGAAGAGCTAAAGGCCATGTTCCCTGTGTCAGAGGTCATGACCCGTGTAGCCAACAAGGCTATAGAAGAATGGTGTAACGAACTGTGCTTTGTTAAGTCTGAACTCAAGCGCCTGGAAGAGCGTGAGGACATCATCAAGACGCACATCCAGAAGTACATGGGGCAGCACGACACCCTGGCATCTTTTGACGGCAAGGTGCTGGCTACCTGGAAGTCTGCAAAGCCGTCTGTCAAGTTCAACACAGAGCTGTTCAAGTCCTCCATGCCGGACATTTACAAACAGTTCGAGGTTGAAGTCCCCGGAAGCAGACGCTTCCTAATCAAATGAGTGAGGTTCACAACATGAGCAATATCGTTCCCTTCAACGACATAGAGCGAATGGCAGAAGCTGTGGCTCACAGCAACCTGTTTGGCATCAAGTCATCAGACCAGGCCGTGGCTCTGATGCTTATCGCACAGGCTGAGGGTATGCACCCAGCTATCGCAGCACGGGACTACCACGTCATCCAGGGCAGGCCGGCCCTCAAGGCCGATGCCATGCTTGCGAGGTTCCAGACAGCAGGTGGCAGCGTGACCTGGAAGGTCTACACCGACACAGAAGTCACCGGCATCTTCTCCCACCCTCAAGGCGGCTCTCTGGAACTGACCTGGACTTTCGAGCAGGCTAGGAAGATTGGTCTGACAGACAAGGACAACTGGCGCAAGTATCCCCGTGCGATGCTCCGAGCACGGGTGATCTCAGAAGGTATCCGCACCGTCTATCCAGGCTGTGTCGTGGGTGTCTACACCGTGGAGGAGGTGGAGGACTTTAAGGACGACTCCCCGTCCAAAGTGTCCAAAGCGTCCAAACCGCCCAATGTGAAGAACATGGGTATGGCAGAGGTCGTGGATAAGGATAAGGTCACCATCACGGTGGAAGACCCTCTGCCGCTAGAGGATGCCATCCCGCTATTTGTTCCCGGAAAGGAGGAGCCTTACTCACACTTTGCAGACGAGGGTGATTGGATAGACGGCTACGCACTCATGATTGCGCGTATCACCAACTCCGAGAAGCTTGACGACAACGGCAAGAAGAAGAACCTGGACGAGATCAAGCAGCTCAACGGGAAGCAACTATCTTCCATGTCTTCGATGTCCATCATCAGGCTGCGTGCTGCTATCGCAAAGGCAGGAGGAAACCTCGACCCAAAGTGGGGATTAGTCCTGCCTCCACAAGAGGAAGTCAACGGCTCGCAATCCTGAACCACCTGCAGTCAGGAGGCACCCTCACCGCTGTAGAAGCTCTGGAGAAGTTTGGGTGCTTCCGACTCGCAGCCAGGATAGACGAGTTCCGCAAGGCAGGACACAACATCATCACCGAAACCATCAACCGCAACGGCAAGGAATTTGCCCGTTACCACCTGATAAAAGGAAAGTCTTATGAACAACAGCTATGAAGATCGTGCAGGCCGTGGCGTCATGTACTACGAAGAAGATCGCAAGTCTGACAAGCACCCGGAATACAAGGGCTATGTCATGCTTGAGATGGACTACAAGGCCGGGGACAAGCTCAAGCTCTCTGCCTGGATTCGCAAGACCAGCAAGGGCTACAACCTGATCTCTCTCAACGAAGATACCTGGGCACGCAAGAAGCGTGAGGAAGCAGCATCTGCTGGGCCTCGTGAGGTTGAGCCTAGGTATCGTCGTGGCCGTGATGAAGATATCCCGTTCTAGTCAGAAGCGTGAATGAGCTGGCTCTTTTCGCAGGCGCTGGTGGAGGGATTCTTGGAGGCAAGCTCCTTGGATGGCGAACCGTCTGCGCCGTCGAGTGGGAACCCTACCCCGCAAGCGTACTGTGCGCCCGACAAAACGACGGCCTTCTCCCGGCTTTCCCGATTTGGGATGACATTCAAACCTTTGACGGAAGACCGTGGAGAGGCATTGTTGATGTCGTATCTGGCGGCTTTCCCTGCCAGGACATCTCCGCAGCAGGAAAAGGCGCAGGACTTGATGGAGAACGCAGCGGAATGTGGCATCACATGGCGCGGGTGGTTGGCGAAGTACGACCCCAATTCGTGTTCGTGGAGAACAGCCCAATGCTCACTACTCGGGGAGGAACCAGAGTCATTGGCGACCTTACCGAAATGGGGTATGACTGTCGATGGACTGTTATGGGAGCTGCCGACGTTGGAGCCAATCACCAAAGGGACAGAATGTGGATTGTCGCCAAATGGCGTGGACACTTTCCACACGCCCAACACGACAGGATTGGATGGTGGAAGCAACAGCAGGAAAGCGCTCAAAAATCGCCAGTGGGCCAGCCCAAATGCTCGAGATTGGAAGGACAGCGGAGCCAGTCAGGGCAACAGGAAGTCTCCGAATCTTGGAACTCAGGTTCACTGGCCGACACCGAGGACAAAGGGGATGTGTGGCGGCAGTGGATCATGGGATTTGCTGAACAAAAACACGACCAAGGAAGAGGCCCGACAAATGGGCGCAGGAAATGGTGGCAAGCTGAACCCGACGTGGGTCGAGTGGCTGATGGGGTGGCCGCTAGGGTGGACAGACTTAAAGCCATTGGAAATGGACAAGTCCCACTCTGTGCCGCAACAGCCTGGAGATTGTTGAGTGGCTGCTAGTCTGTCACCTACACAGCGCAGCCTTGCTTACCTTCGTGAGCAGGGCTACCTCGTGGCTATCGTCGAGCACTGGAACCCTCATGCCCGTATACGGCAAGACTTGTGGGGATGGTGTGACCTCCTAGCTATTCGCAAGAATGAGGTTCTGGCTGTGCAGGTGACAGCTTCCGGTGTTGCTGCTCGTATCAAAAAGATACAAGAATCTGACACTATTGGCAGAGTGCGAGAGGCAGGCATCAGAGTCGAGATACACGGATGGCGCAAGAACAGCAAGGGCAGGTATGTGATGAGGATAGAGGACATCTCCTGACACTGCTATCCATGAGCCTGCGAGAGATTTACGAACTGGCCTACCGCCTGGGCTATGAAGATGGCTATAACCAGGCGTCCAGTCAGCAGGATCAGTCCGACTCTGAGTCGGCTGGTTAGGACATGGCTGGCAGACCCGTGTTGCTGACAGTCTGCTACTCCTAACCACATAAGGAATCACCATGCCTCGTAAGAAACAAGCCGCTAAACCACACGTCCTGGTATCCACTCCTATGTACGGAGGGATGTGCACAGGGTTCTACACCCAGTCCATGATTCAGCTGCCCACCATAGGGCGCAATGCAGGGGTGGATGTCAGCTTCTCCTTCATGTTCAACGAAAGCCTCATCCAGAGGGCTAGAAACGCCTTGGTGCACGCTTTCCTGCAACGCCAGGACTGCACCCACCTGATGTTTATAGACGCCGATATTCGCTTTAATCCCGTGGATATCATCACGATGCTGCACGCAGACAAGGACATCATCTGCGGCATCTATCCCAAGAAGGAAATCAACTGGGCAGGGGTGCACATGGCAGCAGAGCAGGGTGTGCCTGCTCACGAACTCACCCGCTATACCGGCTCTATGGTGGTGAACCTGGTGGACTACCAGGGCAGCGTCACGGTGCCTATAGACAAGCCTCTGCGTATCATGAACGGTGGCACCGGCTTCATGCTCATCAAGCGCGAAGTCTTCAACAAACTCAAGAAGAAGGTCAAGAGCTACCGCAATGATGTGGGTGACCTGGGAGGCACCGTCAAGCCTCAAGACCTGATCTACGAATACTTCCCGGTGATGATCGAAAAGGAAAGCAACCGTCTTCTGTCAGAAGACTATGCCTTCTGCAAGATCGCTCGTGAGAACAAGATAGAGGTCTGGGCCGCACCGTGGGTGCAGCTAGGGCACTTCGGAAGCTACCTCTTTGAAGGTGGCCTAATACCCGCTCCCTAACGCTTGTGCGCCCTGGCGTTGCGAGCAGTCTTCTTGCTGTCGATAAAGGCTTGGCGGGTGGGGTAACCCTCCTGACCAGGCCTCTTCGGGGGAAGACCAGCAGCTCTGCGCTTGTTGATGTTGTAGTACAGGCCACGCTTCTCGGGTGGGGTCATCGGCATTTCCATCTCCTCATGCTGGCTCGTGCACGACTACCTTTGGGGCTTGATCGTGCGATAGGTGCCATACGGGCACAAAAGGATTTCTTCCTCGCAGCGTCTTTCTCGGTGCGTGGGTTGGGAGCAGGAGCCTTGAGGTTGCTGCCTGTCTCACGGTTGTACTTCGCACGGCCCTTGGCTGTCAAGCCTGCACCCTGAGATACCGGCAACTTCTCGCCACGGCCTACGCTCAGGCTTGGATTGTCCTTGCTCATAAGAATGCAGCCTCCGCGACTCTGCGCCTGGTAAGACCCGGCAGCACCCTGCCTGCAGCCTTGTTCCACTTCACACACTCTTCCCGTGCACCAGCCCAGTCCTTGGCGTCTATACGCTTCTTAAAGGTGCTGATGCGGTAGTTACCTAGTCCACAGTTGTACACCCAGGACAAGACCGCTGCAATGCGTCTATCCGGCTCTTGAGCCAGTCCTGGCGACATCTTCAGTATTCCTGCCGAAAAGTGTAGGAGGTGTTCTTCAAGGGCAGTCTGCGCCCTCTCCACCGTCCATACCGTACCCGCCTGTATATCTCTTCCAGTAGACCCCCAACCAATAGTCCAAGGATCACCACCAGTACCAGGGTCAGGATAGGCAGTGCAGCTACCGTCAGGCAAACGCTTTGCATAACCCTCAAAGGGCTTGACGAAGACATCTGCACAGAGTCGGATGGCATCTGAGATCACTTCTGGTATTTTTCGATGGGCCGACCAATGAAGTGAAATGTCAGAATCATGTTGAGCATTCCGAAGTCTTCTGGCGTCCAGTGCTCCTCCAACACCTCGTGCCACAAGGCACCGCTGTGTATGGCATAGGTGATGGCCGTGATCTTCACAGCCACATACAGACCGAACAGAACATAGGTGATGCTGGGCCGCACCAGCGCAGACAGGGCTGACACCCATTTGTAGGAGGATGATGCCTCCCTAGCCTGACTCGCAAAGGCTTGCTGGATGGCGTCAAGCTGGGCTACGGAGTGGTCTACATACCGCTCCTCCATCTTGAACTGTCCACGCAGTTTCTCCAGATCGGTCTGGAGGGTGAACATCTTGAGTTCGTGTGACCGCTCATCCTTCTTGTCCAGCCACTTGATGATCTCCGGGGCTAGACGAAAGATGCCTCCGAAGAGGCTACCGAGCAGTCCACCAAACCACTCCATGCTACATACCTATGAGCTTCTTGACGAACATGGCTGCAACGCCTGGGCCTAGCAAGACAGCAGCGATGGTGATGTACAGCAAGTATTCAATCCTGCTCATGCGCCTGCTACCTTCCTCTAGCCTGTTCTCAATACCTTGATAGCGTTGAGCGCAGATCGCTTCATGAACAGATAGTCGAGTTTCCACGGATTCCTCGGCCATGACTCACAAGCCTTCCCCTGGAGTGATGTACAGCTTCGCGTTGTTGTGCGGTGCAATGATTCGCACATACACAGTCTTGGTGGCACTGGCTTGTGGGCCAGTAAACACCTTCTCTGCATAGGGCGCGATAGCCACCACAGCAGCACCCGACTCAGTAGGGATGGTTGCCGTGATGTTGGCTGTCTCACCATATGCTACAAACACTGGGTCATTCTTGTCTGGGTTAAAGACAAAGAACTGGTTGACAGGGCTGACTGCCGTGATGCTCACCACATTGCCTTGCGAGTTGGCAGTAGCAGCGGTGGCAACCACGCAGTTGCCCATCGGCTGAAAGGCAATGTTGTTAGCCATGTTCAGTACACCTTCTTGCCACCAGC